CAACCCTGGTGGTAAATTTAAGCTGAAGTCTTAACCAGCTTGATTGCGTCAAAGTTCCGCACATCACCACCAACACGCTTGGTGATATAGAAACCCACATACGGCTTGTTGGTGTACGGGTCGCGCAAAATCCGAAATCCAAGCCGGTCAATGATGAAATAGCCACGCCTAAAATTGCCAAACGCTATTGAATAGCTGTTGGCAGCCAGGGCAGCCATGTCTTCAAGGTTCACGATGGGATAACCGAACAGGTTAAACGATAACCCATCCTCAATGCCCCCACCCACGCCAACCAAGTATCTGCCGTCTGCATCACGCAACTTCCGCAAGGTGGCTTCAACCAATCTTGGCATTGTCCAGATAGCACCCTGGCGATAAGCCGGGTTCAGGGCTGCAATGGTGTCAATGAAGGCACCAGTATCTGCAGCAGTGCTGCCTGAAATGGTCGGAATTCCAGCAGCCGCACCCGTCACTATCTGCTGCAATACGCCCCAATCTCTGCTGGCATCAACAGTGGTGACTGCTGCACTGGCATAGTCAGCAAAGCCACGGGGCTTCAGCACCCCGTTGCCGGTGACAAAGGCAGTGTTTTCAGTTCTGACCATCTGTTCTTCTGTGTCTTCCACAATGTAGTCTTCCACATTGATGGCAGCATCATCGAGCATGCTTTGGGTGACTTCCGGGTATGCATACTGCTCGTGGGTTTCAATCCGTTGCATTCCCACTGCACCAGTGCCCGTGGCAGCCCGGCTGTCACGTTCACCAACCCAACCACCTGAAACCCCCTTGCTGGATTTGTAAGGGGCCTCCCACGCTGAACTGCCAATGGAAATCACCCGGCAATGCTGCCGCAAGGGTGATGTGTCGTGCACCCTTCTTTCCATTTCATCCGACACTTCAGTTGGCACCAGATAACCACCATCCCGGTCAGATCCAACCGACAGGGCAGCCCTGATGTCAGGGTGAAGGTTATCAACCAACCCGTCATTTCTGATCAGGGCTTCAAAGGCATTCTTGTATTCCCGGTATGACTCAACATTCAAGTTGGGGTCATTGGCAGCAAACCGCACCACCGGGGCACCGGGTGCCCGGCCACCTGCATTGGCCACGTTGAAGAACTTGGCAGCAGCTGCCCGTTCACCAACATCATGACCAGGGCCACCCAACTGCAGCTGTGCCACGTTCATGCTGTTGGTTTCAGCCAGTCTGGTCAGGGCCTGCATTTCTTCCTTGGCCTGATCCACAACAGCATTCAGCCGTTCAACCTTTTCATTCAAGATGCCATCATTCTGGCCCTTTTCCAATGCATCCAATCGTTCATCATTGGCTGCCTGAAAATCATGAATGGCCTTTTGCAGCTTGTCTGCAATTTCCTTGGGTGTTTCCGGGGCAGGGTCAGCAGCACCAGGCCCGTTGAAGGCATTGAACTGTGATGCCATGAACTGTGTAACCGTCAATCGTAGTCTGTTCATCTTTATAGTTTCCTTGCAATTTCTGAGAGTAGTTGAAATCCACGGTCAGCATCGCGCATGGCCTCTGGATCTTGGCCAGCATCGCGCATGGCCTGGTAACCCCCAAGCATAAATGCTTGGGTTTCCGATCTGGTTAACTTAGCATCGCGCATAAGTAACCTTTCAAAATCTCGCTTGGTGGGTTCTGGTGGCTGATGCCAATCTGCCGGGGCATTCTTGAACCCGGATAGATCATACTTGGCAGAAGGGGCTGGTATTTCAATCACTTCATCAGCCAGCCCGGCATCCACAGCTGCATCAGCTGGCACCCATGTTTCTTTATCCATCATGGCCACAAATTCAGCCAGGCCAAGATTGCCCCTGGTGTCATACACACTCGCCAGGGCACCATCAATACTGGTCAGCACTTCTGCCATGTCAGCATGGTCATGCCGGTCACCAACCACCAGGCCCCATGCATTGTGAATCATCAGAAAGGCAGTTGGTGCCATGGTGATGGTGTCACCGGCCATGGCAATGATTGAAGCAGCTGATGCAGCCAGCCCTGACACTTCAACATCAACCCGGCCACTGTGGTCAAGCAGATCATTGTAGATGGCAATACCGTCATACACATCACCACCAGGGCTGTGAATTCGCAATTTCACATCACCTGCCTTGTTCAGCATGCGCTTGAATTCTTTGGCATTCACGCCCCAATACCCAATTTCATCATACAGATCAATCACAGTGACAGCTTCATCAGCTGCTGCCTTGAACTGTGTGCCTGAACTTCTATTGAATATCCTTCTGTCGGATTGCTCCAACCCCTTGGGCATGCTGATGGGTTTCAGACCGTTCTGAATGATCATGCTAATTTGCTCCCATGCTGCTGGTGATTTCTGTGGGCTGTGTCCCGTCCTGTGGTCGCATGTTCTGCTCAACTATGTATTCCTCGCCACCTTCATCATCACGGGGGTTCATATCTTCAAGTTCACGCCATTCATTTGCGTTGATAATACCGGCCCTTCGCATGATGTTTAAACCAGCTTGACGGTCAGTGAAGGCCCCACGCAACAGTGCAGCCATGTTGAATTTCACAAACATGCCTGAACCTGTTAGGCCCAAATCCATGTTGAATCGTTGCTCCAGGGCCACCACTATCGGGGTAATTGAGTCTATAACAAAGCCAAGGTTTTCATGCTCAACATTGGAATAGGTTGCATCAGCCAGGTCACCACCTTTATGTGGTGGCACTCCCATGATCCCGAACATTTCACGGGCTGTGGTTTTTCTGGCTTCAATCCATTGGGCATTTTCCATGCTGATCGAAACTTCTTTGAATGACACCCCGGCTGGCAGCATAGCTGTTCTGTGGGCATTCTCGCCGCCAGTGTATTGTGAATCGAAATCTGCCAGCAGGGCATCACGGGGGCCATCATCAATAGATGTGCCTTTTTCCAGTTGCAGCAAACCACCCAACCTGGCTGCATTCCTGAAAAACTTGCTACCGTGTTCCCTGATGGCAATGCCATCACCGATTGAATCCCGGTGCACCCGGATAGGGTCAAGCCCAAGCAGGCCATCATCACTGTCAAGCCACACATGCAGGATCTGGTCTGCCCGATAGATCTTAGGCCCTGACCCTGTGTTGACTTCATAAGTAATAACACCACTGCTGTCATCTTTGTGGGGTGTCACTGTGTCAGGGTGAAGCCTGATCAAACCCATGAACCCATCACGCCCCGGCACTATAAAATTGTACCAATTGCCCCTGTACATCAGGTCACGCATGCCCAACTTGCGCCACTGCCAGCTTGTCTGCCACGGGTTGGGGTGATCATGCAGCACACTGAACAGGGGTGAAGTTCTGGCCTGCATTCTGTCTGCCCCCTTCTTTTCATACAGCACCAGGGGCAAGTGTGAAACGGTATTAGATAGAACACGCACACTGGCAGCCACAGCTGCCAAACCTTCAGCTGGCCCAACCCCAACCCTGATGCCAGATGAAGTGCCCAACCCGGCATTCATGCGCCGCACCAGTTCTTCAATGGTCAATGATGTCAGTGTGTTCTTGGGCTGCAGCCATGTTCTGATAAAAGTCATTGGGTTTAGATTCATGCAATCCTTCCAAACATCTGGCCTGATGTGTAATTGATGGTTGTCAAATCTTCACCCTTCCCGGCTGCTGCACCAATGCATTCAACTAAGGACACAGCCCCGTCAATTCTGCCACTGGATTTTGACTTTTTGAAAAACCGATCTGTGGGCACAATTGAACTCTGCTGGCACACAGCACTGGCCACACACCAAGTCATCACCGGATTAGTGGCAATCCTGATTCTGTTTTCAGTGAAGCCTGCTTCTGTTTCTTCGATTGATCCGGGCATCCACAAGCCCGTGGCCTTGGCTTTGTAGAACCCCTGGCCATGTTCAATCAAGGGCACTTCTTCACCACCATTCTTGGCCAGGGCCACCAAAAATGATTCAATCTTGGCCCGGTCATATGCTATGGCCTGCACATCAAACTTGTTGCAGATGTCGATGACCAGTTCAGCTGCATGGTCATAATCAATCACCTTCCAGGGTGGTGCCTGCAGGTGACCGGCATCACGCCATTCTTGATACCGTGGGGCCATGTTGTCACGGTCTTGCAATTCAAGCAGCCGTTCGCCGGGCATCCAAAACCAGCTGAACACATCCCAATGCCGGTCACTGATTTCAAAGGCCAGGCTAAGTGCTGTCAGGTCTGATGAAATCGAAAGGTCTAAACCGCCATAGCACTTCATGCCAAGATAGTCTGCCAGGTTCAGATCAAACTGCACCGAATCCCACACATCCTTTGTGACCCAGGCGTCAACTGCATCTGTCCACATACAGAAGTTCAACCGTTTGCATAGGGTTTCTTTTGATGGCAGACCCTTGGCCCTGGTCACCTGGCCCCGGATGTAATCATAGCCGGGCACCACCGGCAGGCTTGGGTTGGCTTTGATCCAACAGCCCTCATCTGTGAAGGGGTCATCAGCTGGCACTGTCTTGCTGCCAACTTTTCTTTCACCGTCCATCGCACAGATATAGGCAAAAAATGAATCATCCTTCAGCCGGTCTTCTGCCACCTTGCTGCCGTAGTCGTGATAATCCCAACACACTGTGGCCCGGTCAGACCCACTGTTGGTGATCATGATAATCAGGGGCTGTGTTCTGTGCTTCGATCCAGCATCCATGAATTCAACCATGGCATTGGTCGGGTGTTCATGAATTTCATCTAACAACCCACAGTGTGGGATTGGGCCTGATCTGCCCCGGCCCTGCCGTTCAGATGAAATGGGCCTGAAAAATGAATGGGTCTTCAGATAGGCAATGTTGTCTTTTTCCATGCCCCCTGACATTTCCAGCCGGGCCATCAAGTCTGGTGATTGCTCCACCATGGCAACAGCATTACGAAACAGCACCTTGGCCTGGTCATGGTTATAAGCAGCTGCATAGATTTCTGCCCGTTCTTCAGAATCACCACACAGCATCACCAGCCCAATGCCAGCACACAGGGGGGTCTTTCCTGACCCCTTGCCGGTTTCAATATAGGCTGTTCTGAATCGCCGCGCACCGTTGGCCTGCTTCCAGCCGAACAGTGACCCAATCACAAATGCTTCCCAATCGAACAGATCAAAGGGCTTGCCTTCAAACTGACCACTGGCCAACCGCAGCACTGCTGGAAAGAATCTGATTTTTTTCAGGGCTGCTGGCAGATCCCACACCAAGCCGGTCTTTTTCCGGTTCTTCATATCTGCCAAGTGGCGTCTGCAGGCTGCCCTGACATAAGGCCCGGCCACTATGGGCTTGGTTTTTCTGACCACTGCCCTGGCATAGTCCAACACCGGGTCACGTTTTCTGGCAGTCAACTGCAAGCCTCTGTTATGACACTGTTTTTTAACCCTGGATTTTCACGGTTAGTCATCAAAGAATTCATCATTGGGTTTAGTCTGGTCTGCCCTGGCTGCCTTTGAATTGCCCTTGTGGTGTGGCAGGCCCAAGTCATCACCCAATATCCGCATCTGTCCCAACTTCTGGCCGGTGAACTTCTTGGGGCTTCTCATGTATTCAGCCATTTCACACACCCAAACAGTGGCAGCTGGTTCATCATGCAATTCAAGCCAGGTGGCTGATGGGATGTATCTGTCCCACTGCTTTTGCTGTGATTGCGTCAACTTTCTGGCTGGCACCAACACAGTTGGGTTGTTGGGGATGTCACCCTTTTCACCAGGCGCCGGGTCACCCTGCCGGTCAGGTCGATGTGTGTTACCCACCACATGCAATGATGCTGATTTGGGCTTGGGGCCTCGCTTGGCCATGGGGTGAATACCTCTGAAACGGTTAGGTCTGGTGGTCCTAGAAATAGAATGAATTAAAAACCAGGCCAGAATTTAATATGCCGCCGAAAAAGGAGCCT